CGTTCGCACTATATGGATCAATGTACACTTTGAATCTGCCGTTTAAGACACCAGCAAAAGTGTTCCCTGTATCGTCAACAGCTAAGTTGTTGTTCAATGCAGGTGTATAGTCTAAAACACCAGCCATCTGTAATGCACTAGCAACATCGGAAGAACAGATAATAACATTACCTTTTCCTCTTCTTGTTCTTTGTGCGATAGCGTTAGCGTCTCTTTCTAGTTGGAACATAAGTCCTTTAAATCTCTCTACAGACCATCTACCGTTTGAGTCAGTATCTAAATCAAAGATACCAGCAGTAGTTGTGTCAGTTTGAGCACCTTTTTCTGAATTTACATAGATAGTTCTAACAACTTCTCTGTTAATTTCAGCAAGGATTTCAGCAGAAAGAATATTCGCTAATTCAGACTCAGCGTCTAAACCGTGAATAGCTTTAAGGTCTTGTGCAAGTTCCATTGTATACTCAGCTTTAAGAGCTCTTGACTTAGCAGTTACCGTTGACTTCTCAATTGAGAATGCCATTTCAGCAAAACTATTATTAGCCGTGTCTCCTAATGCTTCTGCCGTAGCAGTAGTCATTCCACCTTCAGCAGTATATGCTCCAGGTGAAGAGTCGTTAAGTACAGCAGGATTTGTTTCTCCAGCAGATGATGTTCCAGCAGAACCAGGTACATCGGCTGTAGTTTTCGCAGCTGAGAATTGTGATTCAGCTTCGTCAAATAATGCCTCTGTTCCGTTTGAAGCCTTAAATCTGCTTCTCATAGCAAAGATAAGTCCAGTTGGACCAGACATTGGTTGTACGCCAGCGATATCGTAAGCGATAAGGTTTGGCATTGCTCGTCTTACTAGACTAATTAGGATTGGATCCCAGTTAGCTACAGAACCAGCAGTTGAGTTAGTCGGCGCAGTTTCAGTCATAAACTGAGCGTCCTCTTTTAGTGCTCTTTCTTGGTTTTCAAGTATAACACTAGTAACAGCTCGTTTATAAGTATCCGTAATTTTTGGTAAATCTGGATGCTCTAATACTGGCTGCCACTTTTTTTGGTAGTTTTCAGATAAGTACATATCTTGTTCCTCTCTCCTATTATTATTTTATTAACTTGAACACTAAAGTTTCAAGTCTTTTGTTTTACTAATAGCGGTAGTATAAGCAGCCATTGCATTAGATAAATCTTGTGTAGAATCTACACCGTTATTATCAGCTACCGCATTATCTATTTCGCTGTCAGAGTTGGCTTCTTTTTTTGTTCCAAAATAACTTTCTTTAATAGTCATTACTTTGTTTCTAAAGTCTTCACCGTTTGAAAATTCAACCGCTTCAGTTAGTTTATCAAATTTCTCTTTCGATACATCTGTTAAATCCGAAGCAACATCAGCTAAAATGTCAGACTTTTCAAGTAAGTTTGTCTTACCGTTAAGTTCAACATTCTTCGCAATCTGTTCGTTAAGTTTATTTTCTAACGATTCGATTTTTGAAGCTTGGTCTTCTAACACATCATATTTTTCATCAGGTACATCTATATAGTGGTCTTCAAAAAGTTTTTTTAGACCCGAAATAAAGTCCTCAGCAATTTCGCCCTTGATACCTTTTTCAATAGCAAGTTCGTTTTCTTTCATCCATTCGTTGACAACATAGTTCAAATAATTGTCTACCTTCTCAACTAATTCGGATTTAGCTTTAGCACTTTCTTCATCAAATTTCTTATTATAGTCTACTTCCATTTCTTCAGCAATTTCTTTTACTTTACTAGTAATTGCAGCTTCAAAAATAGTAGCAGCCTTTAATTTAAATTCTTCGGACAAGTCTGATTCACCAGAGGTCAAAGCGTCAATGTGTTCTTTTACATCAATGTCTTTCGCTTTCTGGTCAGTAGATTCCTTAGAAGTAGATTTAGCGTCTTTGTCGTCAGCTTCAGATTCTTTTTTCATCTTGTGGCCGTCTTCATTAGTTGCTTTATCTTTCTTCTTATCTAGGAATTTTTTCAGACCGTCAGGCATATCTCCCTCGGAAATCTTCTCGCCATCAGAATCAGTTTCTTCCTTCTTTACAGAAGGCATTGGATCCGCACTACCAGAATTTTTCTGTTGAGCGTCACCTGAAACTAGTTTAACTTTTTTGGTTGCGTCTGGATTACTATCTGTAGGTTTTACTACAGCAGCACCTAAATCTTCAGCACTATTAGATAGTGGTGAATTTTCAGCAGCTACAGCGTTCTTTTTGGGAGCGTCTGGAACCGTCATTTCTGCGACCTGTTTTTCTGTCTCGGCCATATTGAAGTTCTCCTTATTTCTTTTAAAAAAAATAATTATTTTCTTGTTTTGTTATAAGATATTTATAATATTACAAACCTTTAAGGAACTTACTAAATACCAACGCTTTCGCTTCGGCAAGTTTTAGTGATTTTGCTTCCTTAATGTATTTTTTATATTCTTCAATATCTTTTTGTTTTATTACACCATTGTCCCAAATCCATTCTTTTCCTTCCATAATGCCTTCTACGAAAGCGTCAGGAGCAGATGGGTCTGCCACAATGTCAGCTGCAGTTGCAAGGTAAAAGTCGTTTCCAACTCTTGCTTCACCACCACGACTTCTCTCTAATGAACCCATACCACGAGAAGAAACGCCTAATTTAGCGCCTTCATCTATAAGATTTTTTACAATCTTACCATATGGAGTATCCATTATCTTTGCTTCACCGATAAAGTTGTTACCGTCTGGATAGAGTTTAGTAATCATATGACTTACTCTTTCCAAGTTAACCGTTGGTCCATCAGGATGTCCTAATTCACCAAACGCTCTTTTCTGTTCCACAAATTCTCTGTTATATCTACTAACTTCTTTTGCTAGTGTTTCTTTAGGATAGACTCTACCATTTCTGTTTTTTATTTCAGATTGTAGGAATACGCCACGAATTTTGTAATTCGTTTTACCTTTTACTTCTTCGGTGATGTATTCTACATTTTCCAAAGTTTCTGTAATTAATTTCATAATAGTTTATCTCTCTCTTTCCTAATATTTATAATATTTATTATCTAAATTCAACAATAATCGTATAATTGTCATTTAATGCAAAGTCTTTAGTACTTAAATAGACATATCCGTTAGGCGATGTCGCATTGTTTACTATGTCATTTCCCGCAGTTCTAAAGTCTAAATGCCCTTGTCCAGATAATAATAATGATGTTGTGTTTTCAGTAGCGCCTCCCCAAGCAATCTCTACTGCTGATTTTCTATTTGCAGTATTAACTGAATACCACACTTTCGCAATCTCTTTAGTACCATCTGCTGTCATAAAGTTAGAAGTTGTCGGGTTAGCAATCACGGTGTTTGTCTCACCAGTGCCATCAGAATAGTTTGTTTGTTTTACAACATACTTAACACCTGCCGTGTCCGATATTATCTGTTGTGTTATCAAATCTGCCATTTTATTTTGTCTCCGTTTCTTTCTGTACTTCTACAGCCATATTGAATTTTGACACATTAGCGTCTGTCGTAATCTCTAAAGTTGTTGCCGTATTTAATTCTTGTTCAATTACTTTACGAGCTTCACCTTCTTTTAATCCCCAATTACCAAACCCTGTTAAACTTAAAGATTGGTCTCCGAGTTTAAGAGTCGCTGTGCCTGTTCCTCTAATCTCATAATATACATTCGCTAAAGATACAGATTGACCAGCAGAATATAATGTTCCACTTTCATTGTCCGCACCACTAGCCGTAATAATAGCTTTAGTGGTATCGTCTACCTTTGAGACAATACTTAATGCCATCTAATTACTCCGAAAAATATGTTGTCAATGCAGTCTCTACATCGCTATCGCCGGCCGCAACTTCTGTGATTTTAGTTTCAATAATATCAACTAAATCTTGTGGTTGTTTCCAATCAATTGCGTCAAGGCCACTTACTAAGGATTCTACACTTTCTTTCATCGCTGGTGATAGAGCGTTGAATCTATCATTTTTGATGTAACCAGATGTATGTCCTACAATACTTGATACCGTTAATGCCATTTTTATTCTCCTGTGTTACCAGGTGTTGCCTGGTTAAATGCTTGTTTTACTTCGTCTTCTGTAGCGTTTTGTCCAATAGGTGAAGCAATTTCAGGTTTCGGATCGGAATGGTCTTCAGCATTAACCTCTCCAGTCATTACATTAGCTGCACTTTGAAATAGAGAAGAAGCGTATTCTTTTCTACTTGTGTCTAATGCGTCTCCGACTTTATCTCTTAAAGCACCTTTAAAAGCGTCACCGGCCTCTGCGTTATTGCCTTTTGCTAATTGGTCTACAAAAGTATCTACTTGTGTTATTTCATTATCTGCCATTTTATGTTCTCCTTATATATTTCTAATAGCCAGTATCTTCAGGTACACTTGTTTGTGGAGCTGCGATAAGACCATCATCAATTTCTTTTTTAATTTGATTATCAATTTGTTCAATTTCTCTTTCAGATTGTTTTAAAATAGTTTGTCGTACAAATTGTACACTAAAGTATTTACCAACATAATCTCTCACATCATTCGCTAATGCTATTCTTTCTCTTAATAGTTCAGCGTCTTTCAGTTCCGAGAAATGACCATCAGCCAAAAAGTCGTATTTAATTTTTTGACTAATTGCCTCCCAGTCTTCTTCATTTATGACTGATTTTAAAACTAGTTGAGTTCTTAATAAGTCATTAAATAAATCTGTA